TGTCATTAAGCTGAGAATTGTAGTAGTTAAGCTGCTGAGCACCGGCAGTTACCGCTGCGCTGCTTTCATAGCCGCCTGTGAGTGCCGCCATCTGTCCGAATGCGTCTTCATAGGCGCGCTGTCCCTCGCGGTGATACATCTCGCGGTATGCTCTGTAAGCCGGGTCCTCCTCGGGGTCGTAGCTCCAGTCCTCTGTATTTTCGATGTCCTCAACCGCATTGGAGATTTTCTCGTCATACTTGTTTTCCTCAATGCCGATGCTGTCCTTTAGCTCCGAGATTGCGTTGTCCATCTCGTCCTTGTCAACGTGAGCCTTGCTTTCCCCGTCAATGTGATAGTTCTGCATCTCTTTACCGCCGACATACACCTTGCCGTCCTTGAAGTTGACAGTGTTCTTTAGTCCCGAGCTGCTTGCATAGTCTGTTGCAAGTCTTTTGCTTTTTTGTGTGCTTTTCTTTCCGATTGTTTCTATATTATTATTTGACATTTTAGTGTCCCCTTTCTTTGATTAAATTTGGTTATCTGGGAGGGTAGTCTGTATTAATACGTTATTGCGAGTTTTGAGCTGCCGCGAATTGTTTGAGCAATAGTAGTAATACAGACTGTCCGACTCCTTAACAATATATTAATTTAGATATTACTTATAGTAGAAACCTGAGATGATTTTAGCTTTTTCAAATCATCAATCAGCTTTTCCTTGCCGTCAAAATCCATCAGCCGGAGCAGCAAAACCGATGCGTCTATGTTCCCCTGTGAAAAAACATTCTCTTTCCACAGTGACAGTAAAAGCTCGTTGGTGCTTTCGCGTGTGTAAGGACTTCTCTTTTGAGGAACTACCTCAATATCCACCTCTACGCGTTCCTTTTTGGTAAGTCCCACATCAAAGCCGAGTGCGTCGCTCACAGGTGACTCGTGATAGAGATTTTCGTTGGAAAATTCCTCAAACTGCTTCACTCCCCACTCGTCAGTAATACGATAAACTCGCTTTTTTGTGAAGAATTCTCGCATAAGCTCAATCACCATTATGATGATGTCCTTGTACATATCGTAGGAGTCATCAATCAACGCACGTGACTGCTTTTCGCCCGTCTGACGAAGCACCGTAATCGCACTTGCCGCAGTAACGCCGCCGTTTACGCCGCCCTGCTGAAAGTCACGGTTTCCGGCAATTTCCTTGAGACGGTCAATTTTGTTGCCCAGATGTGCAAGAGCAAACTCGCCCAGAGAGGCAGTCTGTTGTGGAACAATTCCCGACGGGTCGCCCTGAATTTTGATTAAATCCTTGGAGTAGTCCATCAAATCATCTTCGTTCACACCCACACTTTCCTTGTATATCCATCTCTGCTTGGCGCTGAGCATAATGTTTTTGATGATGGCACTGTCAAGCCTGTCAATGTACATCTGAGGATTTTTGATGATGTCCACCAGACCAAAGCCAAACGGGCAGTTATCCTCAGGATAAAGTGCGTCGAACACTACAGGATACATACCGTGTGCATATAATCCGTTTTCGTACCCTTCTGTGTCCTCGGTTGCGTCAATGATGTTATCGTCAACCATCTTCATAAGGTGCAGAGTGCCGTCTGGCTTTTTGTAGTAGCAGTCAACCACAACAGTTTTTCCGTCGGCGCTTGTTGTACCGCGATAGTCCTCCACAGAGGCGTCTCCTGCAAAAAGCTCTCTGTGTTGCGGATATTTTTCGCAAAGCAAATCGTTGTCAACGGCATTGACAATGAACAAAAAGCGGCTGTCCTGAATGTCACTCACGTGCATATCACAGTAGACATTCAACAGGTCAATCGAGCGGATTTCAATGTCCTGCTTCTCCTCGTCATAAAAAATCCCATATATTCCTGTGCCGTACTTGAGCTTTTTTCTCCAGTTAGCCTTGTAGACCTTCTTGAAGCCACTCATATCCAATTGAACAGGAATTATTTTGGAAAGAAGCTGGGCGGTACGTTCGTCGCTCAGATTTCTTTCTATCAGATTTACCGACGGGAAGTTGTCCACCGCATCGGCATATCGGTTTTCTATCGCACTGAACACGAATGAGGTCGAAGCCTCAAGCTCGTTTGTGTCCTCGCGGTAAGAAACAGAATTTCTTTTTCTGTACCAGTCGGCATTGTCTAAAATTCTTCTGTGAAGCTCCTCCTTGTCCGACTTGTAACGTGCAAAGGCATTGAGAGCCTTAGTCTTTAGCTGAGGCGAAACCTTGCCTTTGTATTTTGTTGCTATACTCATTTTTTTCTCCTTTCTTTTTGCGGGCGAAACCTATCGCCCTCCCTTGGGCAGAGGGAGTTCCCCCTGCCCGCAAATTTTAATCTAACGGATTCCACATTTTTTGTGTTTTTGCTTTTTCCCTCTCCGGCTTTATCGGATTTTCCATAAAGAAATATCTTGCCGCGTCATAGTCGTGGTCCTCAAGCGAGCTGTCCACGTCCTCGACGTTTACCGCATCATAGACGAGCTGTGGAAGAGTTCTTATAAACTGAGAACATGTCTTGAACACATACATCATCGGCAAGCCTTCTTCGTCAAAGGCAAGGCGGTAATGCATCTGCATTTTTCCGCTCAGGCGGTCATTTTTTCCTCTTTCAAAGTAGACGCCCTCCTGCTCCATCATACGTATTACCGTTCCGTCGCTGCCGCGTGACTCGTCCCAGATAGACGGGTCAGCCACGCCTGTGATTTTGTGTCCCCTCTCAAAAGTGTCCTCTATCTCGCGGATTTTTTTGGCAATTTCCTTCGGCTGCCACTTTATGCCCGTATTCGGTGTGTCGGTGCAGCCATAAAGCTGACGATACAGATATGCCCGCCCGTCATAGTCAATTGCCCACCATTGTACCGCAAACGGCTTTGCATAGCCAAAGTCGAATGAGCGGTATCTCCGCCAGCCATCGGGGATTTCGAACGGCTCAATAACGTGAGTATTAACTCTTGAGAGATACCCCTCGGAGGCATTTCGCCACTCGGTAAAAACCTGTCCCGAAAAGCTGTTCCAGTCTCCGTACAAAAGAGCTTTCTTTTGTGCTTCGGGTAACATTCCCAGATTTGCCAGATAGTTCGGGTCGTTTTTCATCAGCACCTCGTTGTCGAATACTGACGAGGGAACAAAGCATCTTGTCCTTTCGATTTCTATGCTCCTGCCCTCCGCATCGACGATAGTGCTACGATAGGTGTAGGTTTTGTCCGGCTCCTTACCCTCGATAAATCTCTCCTTTACCCACCCGTGGCCAATGCCGCCGGGGTTGGCAGTTGAGCGGATATATACTCTGAGACCCTCACCGTCGGCTCTGTTTCGCGAGATGAGATACTCATATTCCTCTTGCGAAAAGTGCGTCAGCTCGTCAAAGCCTATGAACGAGTACGAAAGCCCCTGATAGTTTATGTAGCTGTCGCGGTTGGGCATTGAGCCAAAGTAAATCTTTGCCCCCGAGGGAAAGCTCCAGCAATGCTCGGTAGAGTTATACTGGGCGGCGGGATATGCCCGTTTGTAGTAGCGGAGAGATTTTAAGATAAGTTCTCTTAGCTGGGGAAAGGTTTTTCGGAATATAATCCCCCTGTAATTGGGATTATCCACCTGACGCAAAGCTTCTATCACCATTGCGTCAGACTTGCCCCCACCTGCTGCCCCGCCATAAAGGACTTCATATTCGTCGCGGCTCATAAAGTCGCATTGCCGCTTTTGCGGCGACCATATTATTTTTGTCATTTCCAGTTCACCACTTTTTCTGAGTCGGTCATTACAACGCCGCTGCCGATGCTGCCCAGAGCAATGTTTAGCTGCTCCAAGAGCATAACGCACCATTGTCTGAGTGCCGCCGCATCATCTGCCGCAACTCCCGTTGATCCGGGAGGATAATCAATGTTTAATGTCATATTTTCTTTCTCCTTTCTTGCTTCTCAGGTCGGGAAGGGTATATTAATCCTATTGCTCAGACATCTCGCAGGCTTGCTCCAAACTCGCAATAACGAATTAATATACCCTTCCCGACCTTCTTCTAACCTATGCTAAAAGAGCAGGCGAAGTATATTTTTGACGTTATTGCCGAGTTTTAAATCGTAAGATTTATTGTCTGAGGCAAAGGCAAAAATATACTTTGCCTGCCTTTATCTACGTATATTTACCACCAGTTACAAACACGAGTATCAGGCAGAGAATTACTGTGCTTTATTATAAACTTGTCATAATCCTCCAGCCTTGAATTAAATACCGCCATATGCTTGTTGTAGGTGTCAAAATCCCTTTGGTTAAAGCATATCTTTGCATTGATAAAGTCATAGTACATTGTGTCAAAGGGTGCAGAGCAGACAGGCTTGTCGGTTATAACTCTTTTTATGTCCCCGATGCAGTCGCCCTGAACTGGCAGTTCGGTATCAAGAGTGATTTCAACAGTTTTGTCGTCATTTGTTTTAGTGTCCCCTATGGTTGCACAGATAACTTCTCCGTCAATTCCGATTTCCACAATATCGCCAACCTCAAAAGGTGCTTGCGGCAAGGTAAGCACTAAGTCGTTTATACTCATCTGTACTCCCACAAGCTCAATGTTTCTTATGTTTTTGTACTTTGGGTGGCACAAGAGCTTAATGTTTCCGCTTGCTCCCTGACCTTTTATGCAAATGCCGTTATCACTCTGGACAAAATAAATCTGATGCTTTGCAAGGTCGCTTTTCTTAATCATTCTGCCTCCCACAATAACACGCTCTATGTCCAAAACAGTAAGACCGTCAGGGAGAGTGTACTCTCCGTTTGTTGCTTTTGCACTCACCATTTCAAAAGTAGAATAATGCTCTCTTGTAAGCAATGCTCCCAGCTCGTCGCACCACATAAGCTTTTCCTCAAGGCTGTATTCGTTTGGAAACATGGTGTCACAGGTTTTTATCAAATCAATTATGTTCATATCTTTCTCCTTTCCTTATACTCCCGTCCGCCGTCGACATTTTTCAGTTCAATATCATAGAGTATTGTGTTGCCGTTGCCAACGAGCCTGATTTTGTGGCTTTTTGTGTTGTGCCATCTTAGAGGAATGCTATAAATATGCAGCTTTCCTGTACCCTCGCAGCTTTGATGCTCACAGAACTTTTCGCCGTCGCAGGAGGAATATATTCTTATTGTCTTACCCTTATCTATTTTTGCTCTTATCCAAAGATAGTTCGGGTGTGAATTTGAGCAATCCTCCTGGAAAAACTCGCAGCTTTCCAGCTCCCAAGCTGAGCTATCTTCTGCAAAAAAAGAGAGAATGGAGTTGTCACCTCCGGCATAGAGCTTGCCATGGTCATCAAAGAAGCCTGCAATTTCTCCCGAAGTTGACATACTGTGCCAAAGCTGGTATCTTGCATCAAACACAAAAAGCTCGCCCGTTCCCTCGCTGCTTGTGGCATAAACATAGTATTTGTTGTTCTTGCCAATTCCGACAGCGCTGACAAAGTCCGCAGCAAGCTTTTTGGAAATATTCTCAAACCCAACTCCGTCAAAACGATAAAAACCGTCTTTGGAGAGAAAATACAGATAGCCTCCGACCTGAGCACAGCTCCTGATGTCAATACAGCCTATACCATCTACATTTCTTGCAATAGAGAAATTTGAGGGAACTGTTCCGCTGATTATATGCAGGCAGTTTTCCTTAAACGCAATCACATAATTTCTGTATGAAACTATTCCAGTAAAACCACCGCCGGAACCAATACCCACATAATAACTATCGGTAGCAACTCCATTGAAGCTGTTGAAGTTTTTGAAATCTCCCAGCTTGGAAGCATAGATATATTCACCATTGGGATTTACTCCCCAAAGTCTGTTGTTGTGAACGCAAACGCTGTTCATAACAGGCAATGCCTTGCGGAAAACCGGTCCGTAGTGGAGGCGGTCTGTAATTCTTTGGTTAGAGTTGTACGAGAAGTCTATGTACCCTTTTGCAGCAACTCTTTCTCCATGCACGTTGTATGCAGCATAATCAAGATAGCTGGCACTTTTGTTAAGATTGACAGCTGTTACTATGCAGCTGACCTCATCTGTGGAGTCGGCGGCACTGTATCGGCTTTCCCTTATGAGAGTATTGCGGGCATATTGATACTCAGTTATTCCTGAAGAATTATTGTACTGTGACTTCAGATTGCAAAGCACAATAGAATCTCCCACCTTAAAAGAATTTAATAATGCCTCGCTGTCGGCATATATTCTGTAAGAGTGATCTTCGTATTTTGATATTGCCGCGGGCAACGATTTTAAACCATATGGTATCGGGGTTATAAAATAAGCACAGTCCACCCTTATAACGTGTCCGGCGCTGGTTCTTTCTTCATAAGGAGTGTGTTTTAGGTAGTTGTAGTAGAGCATACATCTGTCAGAAAAATTGTTGTAGCAGCATATTATTATGTTGCCGTTCATTTTTGTAAGCTCCACACGTCCTTTGGAAGGAATGTATGCGTCACAGTAGAAGGGGATTTTTTCGCCCTTGTAGTAGAAGCTTGTTCCTGCAACTCCCGTAAAAGTTTGGTCAAAGCCGTCCTCGGGGCAGAGAACGGCTCTTATGTTGGTGATTTCGTTACCGTCAGAATCGGTCAGCTTTATAGTCTTGGGGGCTTTTTGGGAGGCAAGGCAGGGGTACTCGTCAGCGGTGACATTCTGAGCTTTTACAAATTCCCCTTTTTCGCCCGCACAACGTCTGTTTATTCCTCTGAAAGAGGAAATAAGAGATGTATTTTTTTCTGCCATAGCTTTTGTGTCCCCCTATCAGCATTTACCTAAAAAGGTGTCAATGAATTTTGCCGCCGCAATATCTGCCTTGATGGTGTTGCGTTCGCTTTCCTCAATAATCATTGCCACCTTTCTTGGTACTTTTACGTGCTCGCCGTAGCGTATCTGATAGTTAACTCCGTTTAGTGTCACCACAAAGGCATTGCCTGCCTCGCCCTCCGGCTTTCTTACATATACGTCTACAAGCTCGTCGAAATATTTTTGTGTCCCTTTATTTTTCATAATAAAATCTCCTTTCATTCGAGGTCGGACAGGCTATATTAATCCTATTGCTCAGACATCTCGCAAGCTTGCTCCAAACTCGCAACAACGTATTAATATAGCCTATCCTCCCTCCT